CATGGGCACCGGCTGTCGGATATTCCTTGATGATCAGCTTACCTTGAGATTTCTTCCTGACTTTATCTAACCTTGTGTCGAAGATATCTTTATCAACGACCTTTAATTCATCCATGGATAGGTTAAGTAGATTTGCATCAATACGTTCTGCAATTCTTTCTTCCGCCATTTCCATTGTAATATATAAAACACTTTTGTTATCTAGTAAATTTGCCGCAGCGCAATGACACATGAATAAAGATTTACCAACACCTGTACCTGCAAGGATTACATTAAGAGTCTTATTTGATAATCCTCCTTTGGTAATCTTATTAAGCATGTCAAGATCAAATTTGATTTTTTCTTCTACACGATGGTAGAATTCATAACGCTCATCAGAATCAGATAGATAAGAATGGCCGACATGATTATCGAATGAAACACCAAGAGCGTCAGATAAAAGCGAAGGAATAGCATCGTCTTGTCTTTCTTTGTCTCTCCCATCGATGATTGCGATCGAGTCAAGTATTGCATTATACACCGCCTTCTTTTTACAAAATTGTTCTGTTTCTTGTAACAACCATTCCTCATTGGTGTCTTGCTTTTTCATATCAACAATAAGTTTTTGTTGTTCTTTTAGATCTGTGTCAGAAATATCTTTTCTATTTCCAACTTCAATAGCAAGGATCTCTTGAGTAATAGGTTTATTATATTTCTCAAAGAAATTAGTAATCTCTTCAAATACAATAGCCTCACCTCGACTAGAGAAATATTTCTTATTTAGAAATGGTATAACTTTTCTACTATATTCTTCATTGAATAGTAGATTATTTAGAATTGTGGTTTCAATTCTCATCGACACCGCCTGTATAAATTAAATCGTTTTTATGAACTCCCTCTTCTAGCATTTGCATAATGAGGTCGCCTACTGAATGTTCAAACTCTACTTTATCAAAGTCTGCACAGTTATTCTCTATTATATCATAGTTGTACTTTAATGTATAATTATCCTCATTAAAAGATACCTTACCTATGGTAAATCGAACTTCAGAATACTTATGGTCTTCCAGTTGTAATGCAAACTGGGTTTGACCATAAGGTTCCTTAATATACTTAAGCTTCGATAACATCGTCTTCTATTGCAGCAAGTTCAATATCTATTTCAGAATCAGATAAGATATTACCATGAGCCATCTGATATCGATCTTGAATAGCTTGTTGGAAAGTCTTATCAGTTAATAGTTGTAACCAGAAATCTTTTGAATCAGTCTCTTTGATTCTCCATTTTCTTTCTTCTATTTCCCCAGTTGTTGTGTTAACCCGAGAGAACCAACCGACAGAAGGCTTAATAACATGACCGGTTTCCAAAGCCATATCAAGCAAACCACTCCAACGAGATATACCACCGTCAAACTTAACGGTGACAGGGATTTTAGATTTTTCACGAACATAACGAGATTTCTCCACATTGATAATGAAATTATAACCAGATAACTCAGTACCGTCTTTCTCTTGTTGTCTACCAAGAATAAAGATATTATCTGCTGAGTAATAAGAACCAGTACCACCACCAACTACAGGTTTTGCATACATCTCCATAGTCATATATGTGTGGTTAACAACTACCATCGGAATATCTTTAAGAGTCAGATGAGGTGTTACCATTCTGAATAATGATTTAATTTGTTTTGCTCTTGACATATCAGCAACTGATTTACCATCTAAAGCATCTTCAACTTCTTTCTTAGATGCAAGATTGCCGATAGAGTCAATGATAATCATAACTTTGTCATTACGTTCAATGCCTTCAAGTTGTTTCATAATATCAAATTTAAGTTGTTCTACATCCGTAATAGGAGTATGAAGAACTCTTGAGGTATCTATACCAAATGAATCAAAATATGATTGAGGAGTACCAAACTCTGAATCATAGAATAAAAGAACGGCATCTTTATACTTTTCCATATAGGCATTAGCCATTAATAGAGAGAAAGCCGTTTTAAAATGTTTAGAAGGCCCTGCCCACATTGTTAGGCCAGGAGTTAAACCTCCATCTAGTCTGCCTGATAATGCAATATTAATAGCAGGAATAGATGTTGCTATCATATCCTTCTTTGTAAAGAATTTAGATTTAGAGAGAATCTCTGAATCTTTGATTGTTGAATTACCTTTGATTTTATCTAATAGTCCCATGTATTGCTCCTTTATTTAGATCTTTTTAAAATTTCGCGCTCAATTTTAGCAACATTTTTATTGCCTTGAGTTTTATTCTTTAGTTCTTCTAATTGCTTAAGATTTAAAGTTCTTAATCTTGGTTTACCTGATTTATAAACCATTGGATTGTTATGTCGTTTACTTGGATGGATTTTACCGCCTTTACTTCCTGGTTGTGCCATTATATTCTCCTATTTTTTGAATGGGGTACATCAAATACAAAAGTTACTCTAACATCATCACCAAGAACTTCTGTACCGTGCATGAGTTTATTATTAAACCATAGTAGAGTTCCAGGTTCTACATCATATGATTCTCCACCTACAGTATATCTATACTTACCTTTGATAGCTAGATGATATCTGTCTCTTGTTTGATAATACTTACCTTCATCAATGTGTTGACCAACTTCTCCGCCTGGAGCAAGAGATAGGAATCCACATCTGTCAAACTTTTTAAAATGTCTTTTTAAGAAACCGATCATCTCTGTATGATGATCATATGCTGGTGTTTGTACACAGAGTTCTGAATCTTCAGCATAATCTTCTGCTTTAGTCACAGCTCCCATTACAAGTTGAAGTACACCAACTGGTAGATCAGCATAGCCTCTATTTAATAATGATCCTGTATTATCTACTTTCTTTTGACCATTCCAATCTTCTGGGTATTGGTCAAGTTGTTTTAATATCTTTGAGACATTAATACCAGTCTTAATTATTTTTATGTTGTTCATTCTCATCAATTACAAATATTGCTATACCAGCTTCGGCAAACATAGCTTTAGATTTATTCCATGAGTCATTCCAATGAGGTCTAGCTTCTATACATTGTTTAGATACTACAACCTTTTTAATACCTACTTGGATAATACCCTTAGCACATTCAGAACATGCTGGTAAACCATGAATGAATATAGTTGATCCGTCTAATGATACACCAGAATATGTTGCATTATATATAGCGTTCATTTCAGCATGAACTATCAATGATAGTTTTACATCTCTATCAGTTAATCTCTTATTAGAATCATTAATACCACGAGGAAAACCATTATATCCTTGAGATAAAATTTGGCCCTTGGATCCTACTACAACCGCACCAACCTGCGTGTTCGGATCCTTGGACCAGGTTGCCACTTCAGCGGCTAACCTAAGATATCTTTTATACCACTTATTGATCGCCATCGACAAACTTAAAGTGCCTTTCATAAACGTGAAGAGATGCTACATTCCAATAGATATCGCCTATCTTAAGATCTACTAAATGTTTATAGTTGTTTCTTAAGTATTCCCATACTTCAAGTAATACATGCTTTTGCCATGCATAATCATTTTTATAACCAAAGACTGCATCATTTGATCTCATATAGACCATTGCATGTACTTTACAATCTCTAATTAGATATTGAACTGTATTTGTACACATGAAGTCAGACATCCCAGCAGTATTATAATCATCATGCATAGTTGGTCTTGTATAGATCATTGTAGCACGACGAGAATCTGGAGTACGGGCTAGTTCATCTACAACTTTTATAAACTGTGAACCATTCTCTTTAGAATATATACACCAACCATAATTTGAATTAATACGACCAGAAGTAGATGCAACCATCTTCCAGATTTCTGGAGGACCACCAGGAATATCATTTACATTGAGAGACATAGATTTATACCAGTCTAATTCTCTTTGTACATAGTCATGATTGACTGTACCAAAGATTGCTGGTTGATTTGCAAAGAATGCTGCATTTATGATCTCAATTGTTTTAACTCCAGTCTTATCAATCACAAACTCTTCCATCTTTAATTTTTCTTTAAAGATGTTTCTTATATTACTTACACCATATACGGTACTCATTATATTACCTTTTTAGGTTTATTAATAAAGTCACGATCTGGTTTTTGTCCTTCAATCTTGCCTCTTGTATAGGCAACAGCAAAGGATGCATAGTTAATCATATCTTTAAAGGAATCTTCTATAGATTCAAAATTTGGATTATAGTCTGGATCGTTTTCCATGGCTTCCATAACAGAATAGGCACGAAGTACCTTACCATAGATTGTGTCAAGAATAGTTGCTACACCGCGAGGATAATAGTCTGCCTGTCTGATTCTTGAGTTTGGATTTTGATAGTCGTTAGACTTTTTAAGTTGAAGTTCTGCACATTCTTGTAAAACTTTTATTGATTCTTTTTGCTCTGCCATAACAAATCTCCCATGATTATCTTATAATTATACAACAAAACTAATTATAAGTAAAATTATTTTTAACATTATAATAGTATCCTTGATAGTTTGATGGTACCACGTTTCTTAATACATCCTCAACAGTAACTGTATCTAAGTAGTCTAATTTAACAGTATCTCCTACAACTAATGGTCTTAGTTTATTAGGAAATTTAAAGAAGCAAAAGTGTGTAAGCTCTCCTGATCTATAATTTTTATTAAACCAAGAAACTTTACTATCCTTAATATTAAACCATTTTTCAATTTTCTTAGCATCTATTTTAGCATTAAATTCTTTAATAATAAAATCATGCTGCTTACATTCTGGTTTAGTGGCTAATCCTCTTTGAATTAATGTATATTCTAATATTAGAGCATCACAGTTTATAGTTTTTTCTTCTAATGTTCTACCTTCATCTTGAAACTTCCATTTCTCACGTTCACGATGTTCAATAAAACCTTGATCTATGGTTATAACGCCTAAGTTATCAACAATAAGTTTTAAATAATCATTTAGGTTACTCATATATCTTAGCTACTAGTCCGTGATTACCTTTATGAGATGGAGCTGTCCAGCCTTCAGGCTTAACCAGATCTGGTAAACCTAATGGATTAGGGCGAGAAGCTTTAATGCCAACTTCTTTAGACATATTAGCTGCGTGTACTTCATCCCATGCCTTATAAGCATTTACTCCATAGGCATCTAATGTACCAATTGCTACAACACATAGATCTATAAGAGCATCTACAATCTCTTCAGCATCATTATTTTTTGCTGCATGTTTCATTTCGTCCAGTTCTTCTTGTAGAAATCTTATCCTGAACTCTAGATATTCTGCTAGATGATTTGCACTCAACTTTGAGGTTACTTCTCTTACTCCGAACTTTGTGTGCATATCGTTTATGTCTTGTATCCAATTTTGTGACATTTACTGTCTCCTCTGTTATTAAATATGTATTCTTTAAACCACTATAAAAATTTACTTCATATGTTTTATGTACTCGGCAAAATTGTTTCTTTTTTAATACATTAAACATCCGACAATCTTTACCTACTATTTTACTTATAGCATGATCAGTAATACCTTTACCTGTGGTACCATATGAAACTGCAGTAGCACCGGTTGATATAGTATCCACAGTTTGATATGCTCCTCCACCTACAAGGATACATCCACTAAGCAAAAAAGGACTCAAGAGAAGAAACCTCTTCAGCATGCCATCCTAACGGTTGAATAACAATTTGCATAGCATCTAGGAATACTTTTTCAAATTGTAAATCATAGTCTATATATTGATGTAAACCAAATTCTTTTGGTAACACAGAATTGAATGCTATCACATTCTCATTAAATGGATTATTAGATCTGACATAAACAAATTTAATCTTATCTCCATTACCAATAGGTTGATACTTTTTAGCTAGACCTTTTTGTTTTACATAATGATTAAACAATAAAGCTCCACGAACATGCATTGGAGTACCCTTCTTATAGATTGGAGTACCTGAATATTTTTCTATATCGGAAATCGATCTAGGAAAAGAGATGTCCTCGATACTGAGCTTGCTGAATTTCTCTTTAAAGGTTTTGACAAATGTCTGAACTGCCGCTTCATCTTCATGGAGGATAACCTCCAATGCCTCTTTGAGTTTCTCACGGACGACTGCAGGTGTCGATGATTTGACCATTTCAAGACCCATAACTTTAATCTTAGGTTTTGCATATTGTACTCCTTCAGAATTATGTACGTTTAATACATATCGCTTCTTAGCTACCCAAATACCTTTATCGGCAAGTACTTCTCGTTTCATTTGCATCTTTTGACCATAAGCATTCATGTACTCTGCAAGTTCTTGGTATCCACCATCAATAAACGGTTGGAATGCCTGTTCACAGATTTTATCCATATAAGCAATCTTTTGCTCAGTAGTCTTACCTTCACAAGTAGACTCAACAAGGTTCTCTAAAGTGAGATAGATCGAGTCAGTGTCTATCGCTATCACGTAATCTTCACCTTTTGTTTTCAACGTTTTATTTAAAAAATCATTAAGTTTATTTGCCATCCATCGTATCGATAGTTGACCGGACGTTGTAATACCTTCAGCAATACGTAGATCATAATATCTGAAATATCTATTACCAACTGCTCCATAAGCTGAATTCAATGCAATCTTCATAGCCATCTGAAGATTTTTTAATTTAGATATCTCTTTGACAAGTTGAGGATCTTTTGTCTTCTCATATTCTTGTTCTGCTTTTAACATCATTTTTTTAAACTTAGATCGATTGTTATACATTTCTTCCATTAAAGCTGGTAAGAAACCTTTATTTTCTTTACTATAACACCAACCATTTGCTGTAAGAGCTAGGCCAACTGGCACATTAATATCTTCTTTGTTGAGAAGTTTTTCAACATTAACATCTAATCTTGTTTCAGTTAAAGTTTCAGGACTCATATTGTATTGCATGATAAGATGAGGATATAGAGAGTTTAAGTCAAATGAAGCAACCCACTTATGTTGTCCAACAAGAGGATCTTTAACATAAGCTCCTTCAAATGCTTCAGACTTGGAATTATCTTCTTTAAGAGGAATAACAATATTGCGTTCTTTGAGATAGTTGTATATGATTACATCCCACATTCTAACTGGACTGAATACATCTTCAAAGTTAATCTTAGCATTATAAGCCATAGTGTAAATCAACTCGATAAGTTTCATCTTATCTTCTAGTTGATCGACAAGTTCTACGTCATGTATATTATACTTGACAAATTTGTCCCAATCATTAGTATAGAATTCTTTAAATGTCTCATATGGATTCTCTAGTTTCTTAGAGTTTAATTCAAATTTTGCAATATAATCTAATCTATATGATTCATGATTTGTATATGTAAACTTCTTATATAACTCAAGATAATCCAGAGTTGATATACCTAAAAATGAATAACCTTTAACATCTCTTCCGTTGATATACATCTTCTTATCATTAACCACATTCCAAGGAGATAACTTCTTTACATGATCATCACCAAGTAGTAATCTAATACGGTTAACTATGTATGGTATATCAAAGCCATTAATATTCCAACCAGTAATAACATCAGGACAGTTGCGTTGCCAAAAGTCAACAAATGTTCTAAGCATCATTGATTCATTTGATGATTTAATATACCTAGCATCTTCACGAGTAGATGTATAATCTTTTGTACCAAATGTTACGATCTGTTTATGAAAGTTGTCCTTGATAGTAATAAGAAGGATCTCTTCATTAGCTTCGTCAATATTAGGAAATCCATGTTCAGTTGCGGTCTCGATATCCAATGAGAATAACTTAATTAGATCCTTGTCCCAATTAATAGTCTTTGGATATTCATCGGAGATATATTGATATGCAAATTGAGTTTGACCAAAGATCTTTGTATTTTGAGCTTCTTTATAGCCATCAGCAAATTCTTGAGCTTGATTAAGATCTTCGAATCTCATCTCATGAAGATTAAAACCATCAAGAGATCTATGATTAGTCTGTTTGTTTACCGGAACGTAGAGTGCAGGACCATAGTTAATTTTTGAATTATAAGACTTTCCATTATTCACATAGCGGAATAGGAGTTTGTTGCCGTATTTTACGACAGAGGTATAGAATTTGCTCATAAAGGAATTATATCATCAGACTTGATTAAAGTAAACTTATTTACCAGTGTCTGATAATCCCAGCAATAATGAATAGACATGTAACTAAGTTTATAGCTGCAAGCACAGTCCTAAATATTGCTACATCATCAGCTTCTACAATGCTGTCGGATGCTTTCTCACCTAATGCTTTAGCCCATAGTCTCCATAGACTATAGCTATTTTGTCTAGCCTTAATTGATTCATCAATACGTTCTAGTAACCTAATCTCTGCCTCTTGTGCAATAGATTGTTCTAGTGTAAATAAATCCTTTGTTTTACTCATAGTAATAGGCCTTTATAGTGTGCTATAATTTTTTCTAATGCTGGAATAATCTCTGCGTCATTTAGAACTGGATCTTCAAATGAGTCAATTCCATTTAAAACTGAAATACGATAATTTAGTATTTGTTCTTTTTGATCTTCTAATTCATCAATAACTATTTGTTCAATAGATGGTCTCATTTTATATTCCTATTTAGATCATTAGCAATATCGCTGGCAACTCTAACTAACTTTGTCCAAACTTCTTTATTTACTGTATGGGTAATATCATTTCCAGAAGATATATATAATTTTTGTGGACCAAACCATCCATAAGATTCTTTACCATGATGATTGGATTCTTTTAAAACAGAGATCTCCCAATGAGTATCTCCATAGATGCCTTTAGAATCTACAATCCACATTACTTTATACTCCCAGACGAATCTGCTTGAGTTTTGTCTTCACGGATCTCCAGAAAGATTGGTAAGAATAAACTCTCATCTTCTGATTTGCTCCTAATACGAGCGTTGTACTTGACAGCCACCACCTTGCCAATGACATCTTGCTTTTTAATCGATTCCCTATTTTCATCATTAAATCCACTCCCTACTTTAACTTTAATAATGCCATCATCTGATTCACAAACAAGGGCGCCCAATTTTCCTACATATTTACCAGTACCTTCTTCGTACCCAACGACTTTTAGGTCGCATTCAAGTTCGCCCTTGAATTTAATTTGGTGTTTAGAACGTTTATTTTCCCATGGTGCATTAACGTCTTTAAGAATAATTCCTTCTTCACCTTTAGAATAATACTCTTCAAATAAAGTTCTTGTATCTTCAATATTATTTACTTCATGAGAAGAAACTAAAGAAATTTTACTTAGATTAAGATCATCTAAATAATGTTTGAGTTTACCCCATCTAATTAAATATGGTGTTGGACAATATCCATCTGTAAAATAAACATATGGAATTCTATCCCATAGTACAGCTCTAACCATTGATGCTTCTTTATCAGATATGGTTGCCTTTACCGCTTTGTTAAGAATTCCATTACCTGTTTGGCGGTTTAAAGTCAAGTTATCATCTATAACTAATAATTCACCATCAAATACATAATCACTGCCATCTGCCAACTTTATAAAATCTTCCTCTATGTTGCCTAATAGATTTATTTCTTTACCATTCCGAGTTCTAAATTCACATTTATTATCTCTAACTATGGCATTAAACCTCATGCCATCCATTTTTAATTGTACCATTGCTGGCCATTTAATTTTTTCGATTAGTTTATCTTCATAGCCTGAGCACAGCATAACAGGATATTCTTTAATTAATCCTGGCCAAATTGTATTAGCGGTTGCGATCGAGACACCGCACTTCAGATCTTTTGCTATGATACGTTCAATGACCATAGCATTTTTCGGAGAGAGTGAAGTAAGGATCTGAGTGAGATGCTCGATGCCCGCATTGCCTGTTTTAAGCCTACTGCTTAATTCAAATAATTGATCTATTGCATGAGATAATGTGTTATCACCATTAGCTTCATACTTTGGAATCTTTCTAATATAGAACTGTGTAAAAGGGTCAAGAGCAAGCCGAACCAGTTCGCGTAGGAGAGTATTACCAGCATGCTCTTGAAGTAAACCAATCTTATAATTTCTTGACGGATTAGCCGCCAAGTTTTCTAAAATGTCCATCATTTCCATAGATACTCTTCCACGTATTCGACATTTAATTTTTCCATGACATACTTATTCCAGATCTTGACTGCCTCATTATGAGGAATCTCTTCAGATAATTCCATAATCATTTTATGACTATGTCTACCTCTTACATAGTCTCGATAATCATCTGCATAACTATAGGTAAGATCATGCTCTTTACAGAGTTCTTCGAACTGTTCGAGTTTATCGTTTATCATAGATATACACATCCATTCTTTGGGCAAATCTTAATGGAAGCTCTTGATCGAATCTATATTTACTTAAGCCTAATTGCTTAGCGATTGGTCTACGAGCACCACGTCCATGAAGTTTAACGTATTTCTTTTTGTCTCTACCTTGATTAGCAATAGAAACTGCTTGTTTAATGATTGATAATTTTTCTATGTCAACCGCTGAATTTGGGTCGATGGTCATGATATAAGAGGTAGAGATTCTCATCTTAATACCTCCGCACAACCGGCAGGAATTCGACGATTGATTCTTCGAATAGATTCCATTGTTTCTTTAAGAACTTTTTTAAGATTTGTAGAGTCTTGAACTGATTCTATAGCTTTTTCTAAATCAATAGCTAATAAAACTAGTTCAGATCTACGATTGAATTTTGCTGCATGTTCTGCTGGTACTAAGTACTTTTCGCCGAACTGATTTACTATCACTTTATTCATAATTATCTCTCCAAATAATTTATTACCGTAAGATAATTATACTATAAAGTCGATTTAATGTAAACAATTATTTCACTTATTTTTCAATTATTTTATGCACAGTCTGATAAAGATTCCATCCATCTTTTATTGCATAACTTTACATCTTTTACTATTGTTGGATCACATGGAGTAACAGGATCGAGTTGTTTTGCTTCAAATACTGTAGTTTTTGTTTCATCGACGACAACTACTTCGTCATTCTTTTTGAATTCCATTTCTTTATCCTTGTGGGAGTTATTAAGTTGACTTGTGGTCATTATTATTTATATTCCTCACATGTTTAAAGATTTTTATATAAGATAAAGCTCTTCTAGGTTCTGTCTCAGGATTAGGAAGCCTATCTTCAAAGAAGGCTTCCATCTCCTCATATAGCTTTTCTAGATCCAATTACTTAGAAGCTAAAGTTTCTTTAGCCTGAGCTACATTTGCAACATTGTCTTTGATCTTTTCATCAACTACAACATCAATGGCTTGACCAACTTTTAAATCGTACTTAGATTCAATAATAAAAGTATGACGATTTTTGTTTGGTGTTTCTACAGTAACAAAGTTTTTGTCATGATCAGTAACTTCTCTAATATCAACCATATCAATACTTTGATTAGATGATATATTTTGTTCTACTTTTGTAGCTGGGTTAATTGATACAATAGTACCAATAGTTTCAGCAGCATATACATAAGAACTTGTTAAAGCAAATAAAGCAATAATACTTTTTTTCATAATATACTCCTCAAAATTAAAATGATAACTTCACTTCTACTACTATTACATTATATCAAATAATCGATTTAATGTAAACAAGGAATTTGAATTTCTGCAGACAAATCCCAATTTTCTACTTTAGATCCTCTAGGAACATCTATTCCTTCAAGGATAGCTTTCTTGACAAACTCCATTAGTAATTTATTATAGAGTTCATCAGGAATTTCATTCAAGTCTAATTTAATTACCATTATCTGTGCTTCCAAGCATGTTCAGCTTCAACTGCTCTTTGAGCCGCTTCTAACGACACATATCTTCCTAGATCTTCTGAATCTATAGAACCATAAGATGCTGAGTATACACCTGAACCTTCATGATGTACAA